TAGGAATGGAAGTAAAACTTGAAACAATGAAGTTAGACGATAACGTAACCGTAATAGAAGCGGAAGCATTTGAAGCGGACAACGAAGTAGTAGTCGTAACTGAAGACGAACAAAAAATACCTTTGCCAGTAGGAAACTATAATTTGGAAGATGGTCGTGTTTTGGTAGTAGCTGAAGAAGGTCTTATTGCTGAAGTAAAAGAAAAAGAAGAAGAAGTAGAGGAAGAAGTAGAAGTACAAAAAGACGAACCAATGGAAGAAGAAATGTCTGACGAACCTACAAAAGCTGTAAAGAAAACTATTGAAAGCGTAGTTAAAGAAACATTCTTTTCTGAAATGGAAGCATTGAAAAAAGAAAACGAAGAACTAAAAGCAAAACTTTCAGGTAACGTAGTAGAACTTGCTTCGGAAGAAGTAACGGTAGACCCTATTAGCTTCAACCCTGAAAACGTACAAAAAATTGAAAACATTAAGTTAGCTTCTAAAAGAGAGCGTACTATAATGGATTCTATACTAGAAAAAATAAATAAGTAATAACTAAAAAAAATATAGAAAATGAGTACAACACTAACAACCGTTTCTAACGATGACTTACGACAAGTAGGGAAAGTAGAAACATTAAGCGCTGCTGCAACCTTGACGGCTGAAGAAAGCGGAAAATTATTAATACTTAGCGCGGCTGCGGGTGCGCAAGTAACTTTACCTGCTGTAGCAACTTCTGCTGGTTTCTCTTACAAGTTTGTTGTAGGTGCAACTTTCGCTACTACTGCGTGGACAATTAAAGCTGCTACTTCGGTAATTCAAGGTGGTGTTATTGTAAATTCAGTAAACGTACCGGGAGCAAACGAAAACACTATTACTTTTTCTGCTTCTGCGGAAACTATTGGTGATTTTGTAGAATTAACTTGTGACGGTACTAACTGGTATGTTTTCGGATTGGGAACTTCTGCGGGTGCAATTACATTAACTGTTGTTTAATAAATAAAAAAAAATTATATCAAAATGGAAAAAATTAATTTAAGTACTACTACGTCAATAAGCACTACATATGCTGGTGAATTTGCGGGTAAGTATATTGCTGCGGCTTTATTAAGCGCACCAACTTTAGAAAAAGGCGGAATAACAATTATGCCTAACGTAAAATTCAAGCAAGTAATTAAGAAGGTTGCTACGGATTCAATTATTGCTAACGCAACTTGTGACTTCGACCCTACTTCTACGGTTACTTTGACTGAAAAAATATTACAACCTGAGTCTTTTCAAGTTAACCTTACTTTGTGTAAGACTGACTTCCGTTCAGATTGGGATGCTATTCAAATGGGTTATTCAGCGTTTGACGTATTACCAAAGTCATTTGCTGATTTCTTAATCGCACACGCTGCTGAAAAAGTTGCTGCTGCTATGGAAACTTCTATTTGGCAAGGTGTTAACGCTACTGCGGGACAATTCGCGGGTATTATGACACAACTAGACGCAGACGCTACTTTACCTGCGGGTCAAAAGATTGCGGGTACTACTGTAGATGCTACTAACGTAGTTGACGAATTAGGTTCTATTTTAGACGCGCTACCTTCACAACTTTACGGTAAAGAAGATTTGAAACTATATGTTTCTAACAATATCTATAGAGCGTATGTACGTGCTTTAGGTGGTTTTGCTGCTGCTGGAGTAGGTGCTAACGGTTACGACAACAAAGGAACTAACCAAGTATTGAACGATGTTTATTTTGACGGAGTAAAAGTATTTATGGCTCCTGGTCTTGCTGCTAACACGGCTTTACTTGCTCAAACTTCTAACTTGTATTTTGCGACAGGATTGCTCAACGATTTAAATGAAGTACGCGTTTTGGATATGTCCGAAACTGACGGAAGTATGAATTGTAGAGTAATTATGCGATTTACTGCAGATGCTAAATATGGTTTTGCTGAAGACGTAGTTTCTTACGGAATTTAATATTATAATAACTATTTATAGGGTGGTGAAACAAACGCCACCCTTTTTTTTTAACATTTAAAAACTAAAATTATGTCTTGTGAAATTGCAAACGGCAGATTAGAGCAATGTAAGGATAGCGTTTCAGGTCTTAAAGCAATTTATTTTATAAATTACGACGACCTAGACGTTGCTAACGTTGTTTACGATGCTACGAATACTGACGCTATTGAAACGTGGGAACCAGCCGCGACTTTAGACCTATTCAAATACGAACTAAAAGGTGCTAATTCTTTTGAAACTACAATTAATTCAAGTAGAGAAAACGGAACTACATTCTTTGAACAAACTTTAACGGTACAATTTAAAAAGCAGGATATCGCTACGCACAAAAATATTAAGATGTTAGCGTACGGACGTCCTAGAATTGTTGTTAGAAGTATGACAGACCAATTCTTTTTGATGGGACTAGAGCAAGGTGCTGACGTTTCAGCGGGTACTATTTCTTCAGGAAGTGCTTTGGGTGACTTTAACGGTTACGGATTGACTTTTACAGCGCAAGAGGTAAGCCCTGCGAACTTCTTAGAATGTACTACGGAAGCGGGACTAGCAACTTTGTTTGCTACTGCTGCGCCAGTAGATGCGAATATTGTAACAAACTAGTATTTCTCTATACACTTTGCGAAGCCGTCTTTTCACAAGGGCGGCTTTTCTATTTAGAAACAAATACTACAATATTAAGTTATATAAGTATGATAGTTCTACAAGAAACGGCAAACGCGCAAACCTTTAGCTTTATACCAAGAAGCCAAAGTTACGATGCTTTGTTTTTAACGGACGACCAAACAAACGTAGAAGTAGAAGTTACCATTGATTCAAGTACGCAAGGGGACTACTTAGACACGATTACAGCGACTTTTAGTTTAACTGAGGGACGTTTCTATAACTTGGTAGTAAAAGACGGTGCAGACGTAATATTTAAGGATAGGGTATTTTGCACTAACCAAGCAGTAGTTTCTTTTAGCGTAAACAACGGGCAGTACACTTCTAATTCTACAACTAACGACTTTATTGTTTATGAATAACATACACGTATTAAAATTAAGCGAATATTCAAGACCTGAAATAACCGAGTCTAAGCGCGAAGCGTGGGTAGAATACGGTGCAGACAATAACTACTACCAATACTTAATAGATAGGTATACAAATTCTACTACGAACAACGCTATTATAAATAACATTACGCGTTTAGTTTACGGAAAAGGTTTAAGTGCTATAGATGCTTCTAGGAAACCTAACGAGTACGCACAAATGATGGCACTATTTTCTAAAAGTTGTGTTCGTCAAATGGTAAGCGATATTAAAATGTTAGGTCAATGTGCGGTACAAGTCATATATTCTAAAGACAGAAAAAAGATTAGCAAGGTATACCACGTTCCTGTTCAGCTATTACGTGCGGAAAAGTGCAACGAAAAAGGCGAAATAGAAGCGTATTACTATTGTGATAACTGGCAAGACCTAAGAAACTTTACACCTAAGCGAATACCTGCATACGGTTTTTCTAACGAACCTATTGAAATAATGTTTATAAGACCTTATTCGGTAGGTATGAAGTATTATAGTTATGTAGACTATCACGGTGCGTTACCATACGCGGAACTTGAAGAAGACATTTCTACATATTTAATTAACGAAGTAAACAACGGTTTTTCAGGACGCGCTGTAATTAATTTTAACAACGGTGTACCAAGTGAAGAACAGCAAACTTTAATTAAGCAACAAGTTTTAAACCAACTAACGGGAACGAAAGGCGAAAAGGTAATAGTAGCTTTTAACAATAACCAAGACAGCAAGACTACGGTAGATTCTATGCCTGTAAACGATGCGCCTGACTTGTACGATACTTTAAGCAAAGAAGCGTTAAGTAAGATTATGTTAGGACACAACGTAACAAGTCCTTTACTATTTGGTATTGCTACTACTACGGGTTTTTCTAGTAACGCAGACGAACTACAAAATTCTTATATATTGTTCGACAATATGGTTATTAGACCTATGCAAGAACTTTTATTAGACGCGATAGACACTATTTTAGGTTACAACGGTATAGCCTTAAAGACATATTTTAGAACTTTAAAGCCGTTAGAATTTACCGACTTAGAAAACGCGATGACTGAAGAACAAGCGGTAGAAGAAACGGGTGTAGAATTAAGTTCACAAGACGACAAAATAGCACAAGCGTTAATAGACTTAGGCGAAGACCCTAAAGAAAATTGGCTACTAATAGACGAAGCACCGGTAGACTACGACACGGACGAAGAAGAAAACGAACTACTATCTAAAGAACCACAGCAAAGTCTTTTAAGTAAAATATACAACTTTGTAAGCACGGGTGACGCACGACCAAATATAAGAAGTAAGCAAGACGATGTAATAGACGGAATTAAGTTTGTTACACGTTATGTTTACGCGGGTACGGTACATTCAAATACTAGACCATTTTGCGTACAAATGATTAACGCGAATAAGATATACCGAAAAGAAGACATAGTAGGTATGAGTACTAAAGTAGTAAACGAAGGTTGGGGACCAAAAGGAATAGACACTTACGACATATTTAAGTACAAGGGTGGCGGTAATTGTCACCACCGATGGAACAAGCAAGTGTACGCAACTTTTGAAGGTACGGCTTTAGACATACCAAACGCTAAACAAATAGCACAAGCGAAAGCGGCTAAGTTTGGCTACGTAGTTAAAAACGATAAGTTAGTTAGTACGCGTCCAGTAGATATGCCGAATTATGGTTTTTTACCAAGCAACCCACAACCTAAAAGAAAAATTGTTAGATAATGGCTGAAGCACTACTTATAACACGAAGCGACTTAGTAAGGTTTACTACCGTTAACGGCAACGTAGACACGGACAAATTTATTCAGTACATTAAAATAGCACAAGACATTCATATTCAAAACTATTTAGGTACTGACTTACTAAACAAAATAAAAGCGGATATTATCGCAAGTACTTTAACGGGTAACTACGAAACGTTAGTAGAAACATACATAAAGCCGATGTTAATACACTGGGCAATGGTAGAATATTTACCTTTTGCAGCGTATACAATTTCTAACAAAGGCGTATACAAACACGGTTCTGAAAACGCGACAAACGCAGAAAAAAACGAAATAGACTTTTTACTAGAAAAAGAACGTAAAATAGCACAACACTACACCGAAAGATTTATAGATTATATTAGTTTTAATCAAGACTTGTTTCCTGAATACAATAGTAATTCAAATGGAGATATGTACCCTGACACTAACAATAATTTTATAGGCTGGGTTTTATGAGGCAATACAAACCAAAAGACGAAAACGTAAAGAAGTTAAAACTTTACTTAAAAAAAATAGAAAATGGCGGACAAAAAGATAAGTCAGTTAACGGCAAAAGGTAGTAA